TTTCATCTTCACCGCAAAAGCGTTCGGGGAGTTGGATTCCTCCACCGCTCCAATGCAGTCGCAAAGGGTCGTGATGACCATCATCAGCGAATCCATGCGGGCTTGCACTTGGGCCTCATCATTGGGGGCTTTGGTTGAGGGCATGGGTAACGGTGTGGTGGTTGGCTTCGGCGAACTGGTCCGCCTCTTGGTAAATGTATTGGAGGGCCGATTTTACGCAGTCCGCACACCACCAATTCGTGTTGGGTCTGCCATGAGCCACGAGGATGGTCTGCAAATCGTGGACCGCTTCGGGGGAGAGCCGCATGAAAAGGGCCGCCTGATATTGGTCCCAATAGTGGCGGTGTTTTTGGGCAAGGACAAACTCGTCTTGGGTCATCGGTTCGTCAGTTGCAGGATGACAACCGTCAGCCCCGCCGAGGCAAGGCCGTACACAGGAGCGAGGACCCAACCGCAGGTGGGCAGGGTCAGGGCCACCGCCACCCAAAAGGTTAGGCAGGTGACGCAACTGAACGGCTTGTGCCTTGCGAACCAGGTCTTGTACCAAGCCTGCGGCAGGACATGGTACTCCGCAATGGCAAGGGCGGTCAGCGAACTAATCAATAGGGGAAATATCAGCGTGTCCATGGGATTGAATAGCGGCCTTGATTTTGGCCTTGGCTTGGTCAATGGAATAGATTATAGAACGATACGGAATACCCGTGTCACGGGATAGTTTCTTCATGTTCCCCGTCCGTAGGTGGAGGCGCAGTAACTCCTTGTCATAGGGGAACGCCCCGTCCTTGGCCCAAGTGTCCATTTCCGCTTCGGCAATGGCCCACAAGTCGTCCATCAAGGAATCGTACTCGGACTGGGGGATGGGTGAATCGGGGTCCAGTTCCTCCAGCAAGTCGTGGTGGCGGTACTTTTGGGCGAATTGGTTGTTCTTGCCTCGGTAGAGGTTCAGCAGCAAGCGCACCACATAAAACTTGAAATACCCCTGCGACTGGATTTGCAGGATTTTGGCGGGGTCTTTCTCCAGCAGAATCAGCACGCACTCTTGCTCCAAGTCCCTCCAAAGCGGGTCGCCCCCCGTAATGGTCAGGCAGGCTTTTCGGATTTCGCCGCTTCGGTAGAGGTCCAGTATGGTGTGTTCTGCGGATGCCATGCACAAAGATTGCAAAAAAAAAGGGGGATGCAGTTAAGCACCCCCCAATGGCAGGCAGGTAGTTTCGGGCTATTCGGTGGGCGGAAGTTGCAGGGTATCAGTGATATAAGCCCCTTCAGCCGTCTGCAAATACTCTTGTGCATTGTTGAAAACTTGCCTCCGTAGGTATCGCAGTTGAGGCTTGGCCTTGCAGTCGTTGTGAAAGGATTCCAAGTTAATAATTATCGTACTATAGTGGCGGTTCAGTTCCTTGCCGATGGCCATGTAGGTAAACAGATACTCTTTATAGGCGATGTCGGCCACGATGTTGCGGGCGATGACGCAGGGCCGTTCCCGTGACGGCGACCGCACCTGGTCGGGGGTGATGCCGAAGATAGCGGCCGTGGTGTCAACGAGATGATGGATGAGGGCTGGGGTCATGGGTTAAACGGGTTAGGTTCTTTGGGTAGAGGCATCCAATGAGTTACTCGGTATTTTGAATAAATATCTCTACCAAAAAACCATTCTCGATATTTCTCCTCCCAATATGCAATTCGTAGTGAATGACCTTCCCAAGCTATTTTTTCATCAGGGACACAAATCAACACTAATGTTCCGTCTTTCGGCATTCGGTCTTTGCAGGCTATCCAGGTCATGGCTTAAACAATTTCGGGAATGGGCATCCAATAGTTGACTTCGCTGGTAAACCAAGAGTGATTCTCGGAGTACCACATATTGTATTCGGCAATATAACCAGCGACTATTTGCAGTCCTTCCTTGTCGGTAATCAGTACCTCTACCCCGTCTTGGGGCATTTGGTCTTGGGGTCTTATCCAGAGTTGGCGTAGTTCAGCCTGCTCTTTCTTGTGCATCTCTTGGGCTTGTTCCAAGTAATGCTTACGCCATTCATCGGCCATTCCTGCCGAGATTTCATCTCTATTGCGCATCCAAGTAACATGGTTGTACTTTTCTGCCAACCATTCAACGCTGCTTTGTGTCATTGGTTTATGATTAGGCGTTTTTGGCTTGAAGGATTCTTCCGAGGAGGGTCCAGTTCACGGACCAAGGCTTGATGGTTTCGGAGCGGTCGGGGCGGTCGCAGTTCACGCACTCCTTGCGGATGTGGATTTGCCAGCGGCGGAAATCGGTGGGGGTTGGTTTCATGGGTTAGGGGTTTGGTTATTGGTTATTATTCTCAACGACTTGTCCTTCTTCAACAACGGTCATTTTGTAGTAGTCCGTTCCAAATCCGTATGCATCGTATTCGTTAGGACTGCCCTTGGGGTAAACTTTTTGAATATGCTTGTTTACGGCTTTGATGGCTTCTTCTTCGTTTTTAGCAATAGTGAAGAACGATTGCTCACCGTGTCCTTGTGGTTGGAATGCGTATAGTTTCATGGGTTAGGGGTTTATGGTTTGGAAAAGTTGGTACTTCCCGCACTTATCGGTCTTGATTTTTACTTGCGGCCCGAATCCGTTGCTACGAGATAGCACATACTCGCAGGCATTTCCCTTGGCCCTCACCTCAATAACCGTCCAAGGGCGGTTGTTGGCGCAGGCGGTCAGGAGCAGAAGGAGCAGTATGCGGCGCATGGGTCAAAGATATAAACAACCTACCCACATTCAGCCAACACCCGCTGGAAATCTTCTACCGAGCGGATGACCTCGTACCTGTACCCCGCCTCCTGAACGACCCCCTGCCACCATTTCTGCGATAGCGACTGCTTGCCCTTGGGTGTTTTAAATTCAAGAAATACCGCTCCTTTCGGGGATAGGTAGGTCATGTCAGCAACGCCAGCGGTCAGCCCGATTCCCTTTAGGAAGAAACCGTTGGAGCGGGAACGGGGGTTGTTGAGGTTGAGGAATAGCAGCCCCTGCTCGTTGGGTCGCATCAAAGCGAACAACTTGACGCAGGATGCTTGGAGATTGTATTCTTCCATCATAGCGAATTGGGTGGGTACTCGTTGGCTTTGGTGTACGGAAGGTGGCATTGAATGTTTGCGATGCCAAGGGAACCGTTGCGGTTCTTGCGGACGATGACCTCCATCAAATCCGCTGGCTGGTTCCTGTCGTGTTCGTAGGGACGATATACAAAGCCAATCTTGTCAGCGTCAAACTCCAACTGCCCCGTTTCCCGAAGGTCGGACATGATGGGCCGATGGTCGCTTCGTCCTTCCGTTGCGCGGGATAGGGATGACACCACGACCCCGAACACCTTCTGCCGTTTGCAAATTGCTTTGAGGGTCTTGCTGATGTTCGTCATCTGCTCAATTTTCGGCTTGGCCTTGTCAATTTTGGTCGGCTCAACAAGTTGGAGGTAGTCAAGGTAAAACCCGCAAATCCCATACTTGGTTTTCAGTTTTGCGATTTCGCCTTCAATGCGGTCAAGGTTGGCTTGGTGCAGGTCCACGATATACAGCGGTTTGGACTTTAGAAGGTCCGCTTTTTGGCCAAGGTCCATGAAGTCCTTGGTGCTGATTCGCTCGGTCGGGTTGAGAAAGTGCGCCCCGTCCATGGTGGCGAGGTTGGATAGCATCCGCTGGGTCAGTTGCTCCGCTGACATTTCAAGGGTAAAGAACACAACGGGAATGTCTGCCATGGCTTGGTTCATGGCTATTTGGAGGGCCAAGAGCGTCTTGCCCATTGCGGGACGACCGCCAAGGAGGATAAACTCGGTGGGCTTGAACCCCGTCATCATTCGGTCCATTGGGGATATGTAGGTCGGGAAGATTGAATCCTTGCGTCTGCCTTCACGGACCTCGTTCATGTTTATGAGGTAGGTCTTGGCGAGTTCGTGTGCCGTGGTTTCGGTGGCGTTGGTTTCAATGGCTTGCATGGACTGGTATCGGGCGAAGGCTTTGGGGATGTCCCTGTCATGGGCCAACTCGTCCATGATGCGTTGTTCCTCCCGCTGCTTCCACGCTTCGTTAAGGTCGGAGGCGTACACCTTCCAATCGGAGGTCAGCGTGTTGCCGTCAAGGATGTCCACAAATTCAGCGATGACATGGGCCTGCCCGTTGTCAATTAAATGCTTGTGGACGGCCACAAGGTCCACGGGTCGCTCGGCACGGTGGAGGGATTCAATGGCCCGATATACGAGGACATGGTTCCCCGTGAATAGGCGTTCGGGAATTTGCAGAAGGAGGACCGCTCGGTTGGTGAACTGGTCCATGAGGCAGGACAGGAGCCTGCGTTCAGCGGTAAGATGGTAAGGGTTCGTCATCGGATTGGTTTAGTGGGTTGAAGGTAGCGTTCCTTGGGATTACTTGGTCCTCCCATCGGCCTTGGTTGAGGTAGGTCGCCGCATGGGGAACGAACTGCACGGGGGTTTCTGCGTAGAGGCGGGAGATGTTGTTGATGGCTGCCTGCTGGTCTTCGTCCTTCAACTTGGCGAAGGCTTTGGATGCGGACTGCTTGGAGGTCTTGCGGGGATAGAGGTTCCAAAATTGGTCAAACAAAATACTGCTATCCCTCTTGGGCTTTGCCATTACCCCTTCCTCCTTTGCATTATCATTCTCCTTTTCATTATCATTTCCATTATCATTACTCATTAGGTTATGGGGTGGTTCGGGGGTGGTTAGGTCTTGGTTAGCCTTTGGTTTCCCGCCCTTGCAACCGTTCTCGTATTTCCGCTGATTAGCATCCAGTTGCGGTTTTATGGATTCCCACACGGCCCGAACATACCTGCTCATTTCGGGTTCGTGTTGGTCAAGCCCGTACTGCACGATGGCTTGGAATAGTTCCAACTGCTCAACTGGGTCAAGGTGTTGGATGCTCTTGAGGAATGAGCGGTAGAAGATGAATGAATCTCTCATAGGAGGTAAAAAAAAACCCTGACTGATTGCAGCAGCCAGGGCAGGGGTTAGAGAATGAACCCTTTATCGGTAGCACCATTTGGCTGCAATTTCAAATGGGCTATAGTAGTAAATGTAATCTTCGGGCAAAGTTACACTAAAAAGGCATATCTCCGTCCTGTGGCTCAAAGGCATTTGCTGGACGGGATTCGTTCATCGGCTCGACTTTGCCGCTTAGAAACTTCTTGCCGCTCTGCCCTTCCTTGACCCATGCGGACAGGCGCATCTTGGTTCCGTCGGGAAGAATGATATCCCCACGGTAGTCGGGGCGTTTGGGGTTGTCGCCCTTATCGTTGGCGAACAAGGAGAAGGTGTTGGGTTGGGGGGTGTAGTTACTCATGGGTTTTGGGTTGGGGTTTGGTTTACTAATTTAGTCATGATTTCGGTTAATGTAAGCACTTGTTGGGCAAGAGATTCAATAGTCAATTCTTGGACATTTTCAGCATCTTGAGTAAATAGTTCGTGGTTTGATGCGGATTTTGCCTTTGATTTGTTGACCCTTTTTGTTTGGGCATCGTAGCAGTTAACGCAAGTTTCAAATGATGGGCTTGATTTACTGACGGACCTGTACTTTCCATAACCAACTTTCTCAAGAACACCAGCGTCAACAAAGTGGTCATGTAAGCAGTTGGAGATTTTAAATGCTTGACATAAGGAGAGGATTTGCTTGGCTGGCGTTGGCTCTTTGCATATGAACCAAAGGGCGGTTCCGAAGACAAATGCTTTTTGATTCCTTCGGCTTTCAGTTGTGTGTGTTTTCATGGTTTCTATTCGTGGTTTGGTTGGGTTGAATTGAGTATTTGCAGTTTTCCAGTACGAGCCAATTTGAGGCCCGCAAATCGCTTAGGATTCGGTAGGTGGTACGGATGGTCACCCCAAGCACTTCGGCGAGTTCTGTGGCCCTGTATGGGCGTTGTGCGAGGTACGACACGGCGTAGATGGTGGCCACTCTTCGTTGGATTTCTTTTCCTTTGGGCTTGGGCATGGTTAAGTGGTCTTAAAAGTAACAGCGATGCTTGGTTTTGTCCCTTTGGCGGGACATACGGGGA